CCCCGGGGCGCTGCCCCGAACCTTTTAGGAAGGAGAATTCCCATGGGAAAATCCGACAGCCTCAAGTACGGGATCAACCGGGCAACCTTATCCGGCCCAAAGTCGAAACAACACCGAATCCGTCAGACGGCACATCATTTCGTCAAGGTCTTGCGCCAGGCGAACATGGGTGCCCAGAAGTGGACCAAGGTGACCAACAAGCATTTCCAGCGCGTGGCGGACGTCATGCGTGCCGACGGTGTGGGCGACGGCAGGATTGCCGAAGTCTTCAGCGCCGCACGCCATATCTGCCGCGCTTACGAAAATGACCACATCAGTAAAAGCAACGCGACCTTCGGGGTCAGGCGCGGGTCCATCGCCAACGCGACGTCCCGTGCGGTCACCCCGGACGCCTTTCAAGACACCCTGACCCGTATGCGGAACGACGCGTCGTATCCGCATGCGGGCCGGGCGGCGGCGCAGACCGAGTTGATGTATGAACTCGGACTACGGAGAGAAGAAGCGGCCAAGGTAGACCTGCCCAACGACTGGGACCGGGAAAACCATAGCCTTCTCGTTCAGTACGGCACCAAAGGCGGCAGACCAAGAACCTTGCTCAACCTGTCGTCCCGGCAGGAAGCCGCCCTTGAACGGGCGCAGAAATACGTGTCCCCTTCCAATAGGAAAGGCATCAACAACCTCATGCCCGAGAATATGGGCGATGAATGGTTACACCGGCTGGACTACGCAGCCAGAAAGCACGGCCTGACAGGTAGTGACGCCAGGGGCACCCTGCATGGTCTCCGTCATGAACGGTTCCGGCAGATGTATGTGGACCACACCGGATTCGAGCCGCCGAACCAGCACGAAAGCGTTCAGGCATTTCACGAATCCGCCCAGGCAACGGCCGGGGACGACTGGCCCCGGCTCGATGACGAAGCACGCGACAAAATCGAAGTGACGGCAGGGCATTCGCCTGGCCGTCGGGACGTATCGAACGCCTATCTGGGCAGTTCCCGTTAGCAGAAGCCCCGCCATTTTCGGCGGGGCTTCACTTTTTTTCATCTTTTTTTCTCCGCCCCCCTCTCCGACATTTGACTTTCACTTCTCTGGCGGTGTCAAACTGGCCTGTTGGCCGAGTATTGATGAGCAACCTCAACCGAAGGGGAAGTTGGAAACGGGTACGCGCAAGCGGTAGGAGGCTTTACGTTCCGTTCCTATGAGAACCACAAAATGACCGATGCACCGAAGCTTTTGACCATCAAGGAAGTCGCCTGCCTTTTGCGGGTACACCGTGCGACCGTTTCGCGCCTGATCGGGACTGGCGCCTTGCCCCATCTCGCGATAGGATCACGAAAGCTGGTTCTGGAAACAGACCTGCTGTCGTTCCTTGAAAATCGAAGAAGCTTGGCGGCGAACAGTCCGAAGGGGGCATAGCTTATGGCTACAGTCACTATCGCGACCCGTTCGCTGAAGAAAGGAAAAGCGTACGTTATCAACTTCACCAACCCGGATACGGGCAGGAAGGAATACCACAAGACGTACAGACGGAAAGACCTGGCTCAGGAAGAGGCCAATCGGCTTCGCACCCTGCTTGACAGCGGCAGGCTGCCGACCAAGGAAGGTCAGCAACCGAAGCAGCAGACCCTGCCCACTTTCGGGCAGGCTGCCCTGCTGTGTCAGGCCGAGTGGGATCGAAAGCTGGGGGAAGGCAAGATCGGCGAAGCAAGTTATGCCGGATACGGCTACCTGCTGGCCCCTGTCCTGAAGGAATGGAAACACACCCTGCTCCATGATCTCGACGAGGACACCATTCGGGATTACCGCATCCGTATCGCCGAACAGACCAAGGCGAGGCTGGTGGCCAAAGGCGAAGCAGGCAAGAACTGCAACGTCCTGGCAAACCGCCGACTGTTTGTCATCAAACAGGTCTTCGCCCAGGCCGTGAAGCACGGTTTGATCGAAAAAGACATTGCGCGGGACATCCCCTACCTGTCGGAAAAGGCCAGTGAAAGGAAGAAGGCCCAGCAGCCGCTCGAAATCGAGAAGCTGCTTGCGGCGGCCCGTCAGCGCAGGGCGAAGCACTACCTTCCCCTGGTTATCCTGCTGGCGGTCGAGCATGGGTGCAGCACCCAGGAAGTCCTTGGCCTTCGGTGGCCTGATGTGGACCTTGCGGAAAACCACATCACATTCCACCGTACCAAAAATGGTATGACCCGAACCCACCGGATCATGCCCCGCACCCGAGACGCTCTCTTGGCCCGGCTGGAGCATGTGACCCGGTACCGGGAAAAACGTGGTGTGAAGGTCAAGGGGGATTACATTGTCGGCAACATGGACGGCACCCCGTTCAAGTCCATCAAGACCGCATGGAAAGGGCTGTGCAAGGACCATGACTTTGACGACCTGCACTTCCACGACCACCGCCACACCTACTGCACGAACATGCTCAAGGCGGGCTGCACGCTCAAGGAGACCAACGTCATGATCGGCCACAAGACCCTGCGCATGACCGACCGCTACAGCCATCTGGAAGGTGTGCTGGAAGACGGCCCCCAGGACCGTCTGGCCACCTGTGGGGGGCCACTTAACTTGAGAAGCTAGGGAATGCCTAGGAAACATGAGACGAATATGGGACTTTTGTAGGACTGACGCGGTATTTCGGTGGGGTTTTATTGCTTTTGGGGCGAATTTCTAACTTGAGAAAAAGCGCCGGCGAATTGCCGGTTTTGGACAGGTAAGATGAGAAAGGGCCAGGCGGTTATTTTGCCGCCTGGCCCTTTTTGTTTTTTGTCGGCAGCTACACACAGGGAAGCTGATAATTCTCGCAAATCTTGTTGAGCTTACGTTCCGTTCTATGGCAGGGTTCGTCACCTCCCTCCATATCATCGAAACAGGCGTAACAGCTTGCCTTTCTTCGTCATGCGCTGTGTCGGAGATCGTCAGAGTTCTTGTCCTCTGGCGCGGCTCGAGCTGCCTTTAGTTCTTCATGGTATTCCTTCGCCATGGTTCTGGCGGTATCCAGTTCGCCTTCTAGCTTGACGACCTGGACGTTCAGCTCACCGACCCGCACCTTTAGTTCCCCGTTTTCTTTCCAGAGTTGCCGGTTCTCCACCACCAAGTCCCGGTTCATTTCTCGCTCCCGGATCAGCTCGGCTTCAATGTCAGAGCTCTGATTAACCTCTGCCACTAAAGATGCAGAGGTGTCAGCCTCAGCAAGCTGCATAGGACCTTCCCCGAACAAAAGCCACTTCGGAGAGATGTGGAAATGGTTACAAATCTTCAACCCCACTTCAAAATTAGGCAGAGATTTGCCCAATTCGTAATTCCTCAAGGTGTTCTCATTGATCCCTAAGGTGGAAGCAAGGGAAGATCGAGACTCTTTCCCTCTAAGATAGACCAGTCGTTCTGCTAATGAGTTGTGCAAAAGTTTTACTCGCTAAGTTTTGCATTAACTTTTGCACGCCTCAAACCATGCAACACACTCAATATCCTGAAGATTGCATTTTTGCCTACAATTTAAGTTTTGCGCGCATTTTGATTGGCGCAGCTCTCAAAAATAGGCAAAAGAGAGGCGTGGGCAGTAAACACAGGTAACACTCACATTGTCTACCTTAATTGACTGCCTACAGGGGGTCAACATCCGGCCCCGCACCTGTTTCGGACATGAAGTTGAACCTCAGCGGACAAGAGCGACACATGCGGCAGTTATCCCTCTTCGACGACCCAAGCGCAGACCTGGCCATGCTGTTGGCCAGGGTCAAGAGCGCCATGCACCAGAGCGCCGCGAGTTGCGGGCTGTCGCGTGAGGAGATCGTCGACCGCATGAACGAGATCGCCAAGAGAGCCGGGGTGAGCCTGAGCCGGGGGAACGCCAAGAGCGTCACACTGGCCACGCTGGAAAAGTGGCTCAACCCCGCCAATACGGACCACGTGCCATCGCTTCTGGTGGTGAACGTGTTCTGCATGGCCACGAAGAGCACCGCGCCACTGCTGGTGATGCTGGATCTGCACGGGTGCGGGGTCATGACCCCCGAAGACAAACAATTGAGGGACTACGCCGAGGCGATCCTTGCCGAGCGTGACGCCCGCAAACGAAAAAAGCAGCTGGAGTTGAAGCTATGAATAAATGCGCTGCCTTCGGGGCAGGTCGGCAACGTCAGCCCTGGCGGATTCGCGAGTTCCTCGATGAGCAGGGGCTGACTCAGGCTGACGTCGCCCGCGAACTCGGCAAGAATCGCAGCATTGTGAACCGAACTATCCGGGGCTCCATCAACAATCGCGACGTACTGAAACATCTGTACAGGCTTGGCTGCCCTCCCGAATACCTGAGCTTGCCCGATGACCTGAAAAAGTGGGCAAAACAGGAAGAAATGGTGGCCGCGTGATGCTGTTGAGTCAGCAGGAAATCGCCGAGATTTTAGACGGTGAGCCGTTAAAGGTTCCGGCGAAAACAGGAATAAAAGTAAATGACCGGTACTCCATCTGGGCAAAGGTCGGCGGCGATATGCAACTGATCACCGTGGTCTGCAAGACTGCACCCTACCGGAGGAAGCTACGAAACGGCGGAACCGCCTGGTACGTGGACGTGTTCGGATACGGGGTTCGTCAGAGCGTGAACGTCAAGAAGCTGCGGGAATTGCCCGCAAAAGGGAGAGAGTAATGAAATCTCACACAGTACCATTCCACAAGGAAGAGGACTCTGGCCACAAAAACGGTTTTGACCCTGAGTCCCTTGATGAGCATCTCGACATCTTGGAATCCTTGCGGGAAACAGCACGGCCCGTGGTCGAAATGCCTGCCGACCAACGGGCCGTTGCTGGGATAGTTGCCATTCTCATGAGTGCCGATAATCCGGGACAGGTTCTCAGCGTAGCACGCTACTACCACAAGATTCTTAAAGGTGTTTTGCCATTGTCTCCGCAAGGGATTGCCCATCGAAGCAGTGACCACACTTCCGGTAGCCGCGCGACTCGTGCCTCTTCAAAGCACGAGTAAGATCACTACTATTTTCAACAATGTACAGATTGTGAGCGTCAGATTCCATCTTACGGAGATTACAACTCCCGTTAATGGCTGACCCTAAGTGAATAGTTTTGGAATCTTCGTTCACAATAACAAGATCATGGATGTTTTGATTCTTCATTTCCCCGGCTCCTTTTGTTTGAAGTTGGATGCGTAGCAACAGGAAAACCGATAGCAGAAGGGGCCGGGGCCTACAACCGAGTTACACCGCTATGAAAGACGCTTACACCACAAAAGAACTCACCATCCTGCTTGGGGCAGCTCCGAGCACGATCAGCCGGAGGGCCAAGCGTGAAGGCTGGCCGTCACGTCCTCGTCAGGCCCGTGGTGGAGGCTTTGAGTGGCTTGCTGCGAACCTGCCCGAAGACGTCCGGGCCGCAATCTCCCTGCACGAGACGAGAGCCGAGACGCCGGCCCTGCCCGATGAGAACGTAGTTATCCCTGACTGGGCGTACAAGGTTGGCATGGCTCGGTTCCGTCTGGTCAACGAGTGGCGACTTGCCGTGAAAAAGAGCAAGACGACCAAGGGCAAGGCCACGGCCGCATTTCTGACAGCCTTCAACTCCGGCCAGCTGCTCGCAAGCGAGTATGAAAAACTGGGCGAGGTTTCGGATAAGACCCTGTATCGCTGGGACAAGAAGCTCCGCGACAACGGCGAGGATTATCAGGTGCTTTGTGACCGGCGCGGCAAGTGGTCCAAAGGCGGCCGGAAGGGACTCGGCCAAATCGGACCTGAAGCAGAAAAGATCTTTCTCGGGTGCTGGCTGACACCGAATCGACCCAGCATCAAGCTTGCGTACGAGGCCACCAAATCCATCCTGACAAAGCACGGCCACAAGGCTCCCAGCTACAAGACTGTGGCTCGTTTTGCGAAGCGCTTCGATGAACACCATCACGACCTGGTTGTGCTCAAGCGTGAGGGCGAGAAGGCTCTCAAGGACAAGGTCGGCCCTTACATTGCCCGTAACGACAAGGTCCTTTCCGTGGGCGACGTCCTCTTTTGCGACGGGCACGTACTCAACTTCCGTTGTCTGCACCCGACGACCGGAAAACCGTTCCGCCCCACGCTTATCTGTTGGTTTGATTGGCGCTCCCGCATGCCGGTTGGTTGGGAGATCATGCCCACCGAGGACACTATCGCGATCAGCTCGGCGCTTCATATGGCCATAGGAACGCTCGGGCAATACCCCCGCTGCGTCTACATCGACAACGGCAAGGCGTTCCGCTCCAAGTTTTTCAGCGAAGCTGATGCCGACTTCGGCGAACTCAACGGACTGTATGCCCGCCTCGGCATCGCCGTACAGTACAGCCGGCCATATGAAGCGCGTACCAAGATCGTGGAGCGCTGGTTTCGAACCTTCGACGAGCAGTGCCAGCGCCTGCTGCCGAGCTACATAGGCAACTGCATCGACAATAAGCCCGCATGGATGAACCGCAACGAGAAGTACCACGAAGCGGCGCACAATGAATGGACGCCGACCTTGCGGGATGCCTCCGAAATTTTCCGTCTATTCGCAACCTGGTACGGACAGCAGGCGCATCGAGGCGTTGACAATCAGAAGCCTCTCGAACTGCTTCAGGCGGGTACAGGGGACGGCGTGGATATGGGCGAGCTGGACCGGCATTTCCTCTTCCGCCAAAAGATCACGCCTCGTCGATGCGGATTCACCATCGGCGGCGTCCGCTTTGAATCCGATGCCCTGTACGGCCTGAACAAGCCGGTCATGGCCATGTTCAGCTGGGCCGACATGAGCGAAATCCACTTGCACACGCTCGAAGGGGAACGACTCGGAACGGCTCGTCCCACGGTAGCGCTCCATCCGCTTGCCAACCAGTTCGGCAACGAGCTTGACCTGCAGAAGATCAAGGAAGCCAACAAGCGCCAGCGCAAGCTCAAAAATACGACCATGCAGCTGGCCAATGCCTTTGATGGTGACGTTGGTGAAAGCGCCTTCCAGCAACTGCCTTGGATGCAGCAGCAGACAGCTCCGCTCAGGGCGGTTGTCCAGCCCAAGAAGACAAAGCCGGAACTGACCCTGGACCAAGCGGAAGCAGCACGACTCGAAGAGGTACGCAGCAAGGTCAAAGCCCTGCCCTCGGCCCCGGATAGGCCGGACTTCTTTGCCTCGGAATACGAGCGCTACGAGTGGTGCTTCATGCAGTCCGAAATGCACGGCCACTGCTTGGATGAAAACGACATTTCCTTCATGCGCGCCTACGAGGCCTCCGAAGAATACCGGACGGCCACGGGCAGACGCTTCGAGCAACTGAGGCTTGCATACGAGAACAAGAAAATCGCGAGGTAACCATGCGGCGAGACATTTTCATCGAAACAGGAAACGTAGCCAAGTTTCGCAAGGCGCTCGGCGTCCTGAGCGACACCGAGCGCGGCAGGCCCGGCATCGGGGTCATCCAAGGCGAAGCAGGACGCGGCAAGACCATGGCTGCCACCGAGTGGCACACCACCAATGGCGGCATCTTCCTGCGCGTCATGGAAGGCTGGAGCCAGTTCAGTTTTTTGCAGGCGCTGGCCTACGAGGTCTCCGGGGATAGGCCGGGAAACACGAACCGTTGCCGGAACCGCATCATGGACGCCCTGAGTTCGTTTCCGCAGCCCATCATCGTTGACGAGGCCGACCGACTGCACATGGCGCGCATCGAAGACTTGCGGGACGTACATGACATGACCGGCTGCCCGGTCGTCCTCATCGGCGAGGAAGGGTTTTACCCCAAGCTGCATGCCCGCCGGCGGGTCCAGTCTCGCGTCACGCAGGTGGTTGAATTCGATCCGGTCAGCGCCGAGGACGTCATGCTGTTCGCCCTGCAGACGGCTTCCCTCGACGTTACGCCCGAGGCCTGCCACAAGCTGGCAACTCTCGCAAAAGGCAGCTTCCGCGTGATTTACAGCTTCACGCTGCAACTTGAAGACTTCGCCAAGGCCCAAGGCAGCAACGACATCGACACCGCAGTAATTGAAAAGCTGCGGATCGGGAGGGCCTAATGCGGTCACCTGACATGGACAAATTGCGCGGTGTTGTCATCGGACTCAGCGATGGCGGCCAGAAGAAGCTGAGTAACGCGCTGATCTTCCGGGCGCTCGCCCTCGAAACCGAGCCTGAAAAGGCGCGTGTTCGCCGCCAGCTCGGCACGCTGGTCAAACAGAGCGAACTCGAACGGATCGAACCGGGGGTATATCGCTACAATCCCAAGGCGCAGAGCCGCCGCAAGGGCGAAGGATATATCCGCATGTGGCGGGCGGTCCGGGCCATGAAGGGCGCGTACACCATCGCCGACATCTCTGCCGTCGCGCACATGGATGCATCCACCGTAAGCAAATACATGAAACACCTGGACGAACTGGGCTTTGTGCGACGCAACGGCAAGCAGGGAAAGAGCATGCTCTACTCCACGACGCCCAAAGGCCGTGAACAACGCGAGACACCGTATCCGCCGTTGGCCATTCGTGATCCGTTCGCGGATGAACGAGCCGCCATGTCCCGGCTGGCGCGCGTGTTTTTCGAAAAGGATCTGTACACCGATTCGGCACGCAAAGCGGTGCTGAAGGAGTGCGGGACCATAATCAAACGTTTTGACACTCAACATGAGAAAGGAGGCCATCATGAAAATTAAGGAGACGGCACGCAGGAACGGCAACGCAGGATGGGCCGGACCGGACGGCCCCATGAGCCGCAAAATATTTGCGCAGGCTGTGGCCATCAAGGACACCGCGCAGCGGATCGTGGACCACCCCGCCGTGGTCGAAGAGCTGAACCAGTATGCAAACACGCTCATCCGCGAGTCCGAGCGTGTGGCGAATCTCGAAACCGCCCGTCCCGTCGTGCTGTTCTGCACCGGACACAGGGCCACGATCAATTAGAGGGATCGGAATGAGAGACGGTTACATGGAAGATGCCCAGGGGCGTTTGGTGCCCCTGGACCAGGTGAAAGAGATCGACAGAGAACGCGACACATTGGTCATGGAGCTGGTAGGACAGGTCAAGGCTATGCGGAGCGCCATGCGCGATCTCAAGGGACAGATCATGGGCGAGATCGAAGCATTTGTCCAGCTGAGCGCCGAACAGCATGGCGCTCAGCTCGGAGGCAAGAAAGGCAACGTGACGCTCGTGTCCTACGATGGGCGCTACAAGGTCGTGCGTCAGATTTCCGAGCATCTGTCCTTTGACGAGCAGCTGCAGGCGGCAAAGGCTCTCATCGACGAATGCATCAAGGAATGGACCGAGAATTCCCGCACCGAACTGCAGGTGCTCATCAACGATGCGTTTCAGGTGGACAAGGAAGGCAAGATCAACACGGGCCGGGTACTCGGCCTGCGTCGCCTTGACATCAAGGACGACCGCTGGAAACGCGCCATGGACGCAATATCCGACAGCCTGCAGGTGACGGGTACCAAGGCGTATGTGCGAATTTACGAGCGTCAGGAAGACGGATCATACAAAGCGTTGCCGCTGGATATGGCCGCGCTGTAGGTCGCATTGGGTGCGCAAACCATCGGAGTGAAAAGCAAAACCGCGCGTATGCGCAAGGAGATAGTCATGAACAAGAGCGAATTGGTAACGGCCGTAGCCGCAAAATGCGAGGACCTGACCATGAGCGACGTGGAACAGGCGGTAAACGCCATGCTTGAAACCACGACGGAGGCTCTGGCCGCCGGTAAGGAGGTGAAGCTGAAAGGGTTCGGCGGCTTCGAAATCAAGAAACGCGATGCCTATCAGGGCCGCAATCCCCGCACGGGTGAGCCCGTGGCGATCCCGGCCAGCAAGGTGGTCAAATTCAAGCCTGCCAAGGCGCTGAGGGAGTCCGTGAAGAGCTAAAGCGAAACCGCCCTGCGGGGCGGTCGTCGGAGCGTGGCGGCTCCGGCCTGATGAGCAGCCGACGTGCTTTTGAAAAATGATCAGCAGGAGACAGAGCAATATGAATTTTTGGGAAGTGGTGCCGGAACGTACCCGACAAGAAATTATTCCAGACAGTGAAATTGAAGCTGTCCATGCAAACGCCCAGTTTGGCGACATGCCCAAACGTGAGGTTGTGGATCGGGGTGTCTTGAAATGCGCCTTCGGATTTCATCAGGGCCATACGGTACGGCACATCCTGCACGGCCACGGCCTGATTCAAGAAAGGTACGGCGAGGGATACCGACTCACCATCAAGGGCCGAGAATACTTTTCCTCTGTCTGGAAAGTCGAAAAACGCAACTGATCCGCAAAGAACAGACGGAAAAACCCGGCATGCGCCGGGCTTCGATCTTTGAAAATTGAATGGTGTTGGTTAGCCGGATTTCTTTTTCTGCGCTGCGATCCACGCTTCCATTGCCTCAACCATCGCTTCCCCGATGGTTTTGCCCTGAAGCATGGCCGCCGCTTTGAAGCGACGGCGCAGCTCTTCGGGGATGTTCTTTATCTGCCAAGGTGTTGTGGACATTGCTCTACACCCGGCCGTCAATGATTGCCTGAATTTCATTGAGAAGTCGGGCGGCGTCGTAGGAATCGTCTTCAATAGAAGTGAACTCGTCTCGTTCGATTTCAAAGTTTGCGCCATTCCAATTCACATCGCGGAGAGCCACGTTTTCAAGATGCTCTTCGATGCGGGTTACGGTTTCGTCGTTCACGTCGTAGCTGATGTTGATGATGGTTGCCATGAGGGGTCTCCTTGTTTGGTTTGTTGCTTCCCTTTGTTGAGTACAACCTAGCACTACCAGCACTACCAATCAACACTTTTCTTCATTTTTTTATTCATTTGTTTTCAGGGATTTAAACGTAAACCACGAAAAGCTTAGAACGCAACAACAGGAGACACCATGGAACTTAGAGTCAAAAGCGGTTTTACAGAACAAAGTTACCGGGAACATCGTCGTAGGTTCCTGCACCAATCCGATAACCATCGTCGTGCATCGGGTCGCACGGTCCGTCAGCTTTTGAATACGGCCATCACCATATCCAAAAATCCGGGACAGCCTCTGGTCTTGGCTGCTCACAGTTACGATTACGCCAAGGAGCTGTTTTGGAAGTTGAAAAATGTCTGCGACGACTTGGGAATACCGTTTCCCAGAGTAGTCCATCTTTCCAATGGCAAGGATATAGATCAGCTTCAAGGAATCGGCACGCATATTATGCATCAAGATCACTTTCGCAACTGATCGCAGAACAGCGTTCAAAGGAAGTCGCAATGTCTGAATACACGACCATCACAGATTTTCCGGACTATGAGATCAACCGATCAGGATCGGTGCGCAGGGCCGACGGTACCTGCTTGGGCTCCCCTGTGTCCCCCAAATACAACACAAACGGCGCGGAATATGTTTCGCTTCGTCGGGATGGACGGACAAGACAGCGGTGCATCAACGTGCTGCTGGTGGAGACTTTCGGCCCAGGGGCGGCACAACAGGCCGGATACCCCGAGCCGGACATGCGGCGCGTACAGGTTCAGCGCGAACTGGCCGAGCGCCCTCGCTCCGGCAAAAGCCTCGGGCGAGATGGGTACCGTAAATACACTCGGCGCTGTCACGACTGTGGCAAGCCGACCAGCAACTATCGCTGCGAAGAGTGCTGGATACGCATTCGCGGCTTCGGCGCGTCCGAGGCTCAGAATTACCACTTTGATCCGTACAGCGTACATGAATAACCCGAGACAGAGGCCTAGGACCTGCACCGGATGCAGACACCTGCCGCCAACCTCAGAGGGCTGGTACGGATACAACGGCTGGGATTACAGCACGTGCCCGGTTACGGGAATCACCCTGCAAATCGACAGGGACGGCACCGCAACTCCGTTGGAGAACTGCGATCAAAAGGAGATCCGCCATGGCAATGCCAAGCCGGAATAAGATGATAGCCAAGATCAAGATAGGCCAGAAGCAACTCGGTCTGGATGAAGACACCTACCGCACCATGCTGGACGACAGGTACGGCAAAAGCTCGGCCGCAAAGCTTTCTCTCAAGGAGCTGGCCGACTGCATCCACCATTTGGAGAACCTCGGTGTCGGCTTCACGTCCTCGCCTTCCACGAAGCAAAGGGGTCCGAAAGATTTCTACGCCGTTCCTGACAGCGTTCCCTTCGCCCGCCAGAAACGTTGGATCGCATCCATGTGGTACGC